TTACGAAACAAATGTACACAACAGACCTTATTTTCCGCTGTGTGCCATAAACAAACAAAAGCTTGAATTTGACATAGAGTTCAGACCACAGTCATTCTTTACAGACGAAGTGAGTACACTTACAGTTGATGATTTCGATATAGTCACAGAAGAGATCACACTCACACCAGAAGAACGCTTGTATTACACATCTAATAAATACGAAATGATAACCGATATCTTCAAAACACACCCAAAAGTTGATACAACGCCCGGAGACGAGAAGCTAAAAATTGAACTTACACCCGAAAACAGGGTAAAGACGCTCCACTTCTTTTTCAGAAACAAGTTGTTTGAAGACGAAAGTGTTTCAAGTAATGTGAGTGTTTCTCCACCGAATAGCAGCACATCGGATCAAAAATACCACTATTATCATAACAGATTCAATCTCACGCCTTTCCCGAGTTACGCGAGAGCTTTGGATTCTTTGTCAGATGATATCGCGACAGAAGCAAAGCTATTCATCAACGGACAAGAACTCCCATTCATAAATTACGTGGATTCTCATTATTACAGGTATCTTACACCACTCAATCACAAGTTTCACACCACACCTAGAAATATATACACGTATACTTTCTCGATGAATCCAAGAAATGTAGACCCATCGGGAAGTTTGGATTTCACAAACATAAAAAATAATCGAACTCTCATAGAATTCGTAATGAACCGATACTATGGTACGAGCGAAGAGTTCACGTGTCACATCTACTACACGTGTTATCAAACACTCATATTTGAAAATGGGTACGTAAGCACGAGAGAGCTTCTACCCGTAGAAGGAGAATTACTTACCAAATAAACTATCTTTGTTTTCTTTTATGTATTCTATGACACCGTTTTTGATACACCATTTGATGAAATTGAGTTGAGCCACAGTCGTGCTTATTTCATCAGATGTACCCGGTACATTATAAGATATCTTGTCTGAACGACAGAATGGATCAAATAGCTTTTTGCTGTATCCATCGAGTGTAGACTTATAGGCGCAGTGCACACTAAATATTTTACCATCAATCGTTTTATACATTAGGTTCGTCTTTTTAGAATAATTGGTTATGAACCATTCGAGGTTACGGAGGGAAATACCACCTGTTTTGGTGAGTATCTGCATGAGCGTCTTACCGTTTTCAGGGGTACCATAAAACGCATCTATGGAATTTAACAGAATATCTGATTTCCTCATACTACATCATACTTCTCAAATCTCTAAATTGGTTATTGCTAGATGATTCGCACGCGGGACAGGTAGGACTATACATAGGAGGAAACGTATGATTATGTCTGACAGTCGTAGATATATTAACTGGTTCATGAAGTTTAGGTGTGTTTGCATGTGATAGACAAAAACCATCGTGACTCGCTTTTCGCGTACATGGCTCCCCACCTTTTTTGATACCCATACAATACCCACGTGGATTTGGCATGTCACGCATCAATAGTTTAAGAGGAATATTATAATTGGTCGAGACGTTCTGAACAAACTTTAGTACGCGTTCATGCGTCGCCTTGTCTAAATCTTCTTCATACGCTTTGACCAAATTTTCAGACACCCTCATCTCCTTAATACATTATAGCGCCTAATTTTTAAATGGTAATTCATCGAGAGGTGTCTCTTTCTTTTTCTTTGGTCTTCGCTTTGGTTTAATCTTAGTAAGAAGTTCCCCAAAAATATCTTCCTTTGGATCCTCGAAGAGTGGTTCGAGTAAATCACAGACTGGATTAATGAACTTGTTCATGAAGTAGTATTCGTAATCGATTGGTACGTTGTTTTCCGAGACGTACTTTGGATCTTCGGATTTTTCAAAAGCTTTCGCCTTTGTGTCTTCTGTCTTCACGAGAATGTAAGGCACGCGATCACCCGACTGTGGCTCCGAACCGGGTTGTCTCTCGCGCATTTTACGAACAACTTGGACGTGCGCTTGGTTAATATCTTTGATTCCAGGGCTATTTATGGACACGCTATGCCCCTTAACCTTATAAGAATCCGATAAACTCTGTGAAAGTGTGAGCTTTTCGTTCGGTACATCACCTTCGATAAGTTCGATGGCTCGTTGGAGTGCGAGTGCTTTCGGTGGTTCGGTGTCACTACTTTCAAGTACGACATCCAAGAGTTCCTTACACACTTCTCGCACGTGTGCCGTGTTATCGCGTCTCACGAGTTGAAGACCCTTTACATCAATGTAATCCATATTCATCTTTCCGTCCTTTCCTTGTGTCCACAGCTTTGCGGCGTACCGTTTTTTAGAATAGAGGAAATAGGGCCAATACACCTTTTCGAGTTCCAAATTATTCGGTTTCTTGAAAAGTGTGGTACACTCTTCAGCGGCACGTTCACCAATCTCCCAACTGTACTCAACAGCCTCAATACCTTTACGGTCACCCACATCAAATTCGACCATGACTGAATCGGTGTCACCATACCTCACTTTCGCACCCGGAAAGTTCTTTTCCACATATTCCTTTGTTTCATCAATCATACTCCGACCTTTTGTCGTCACGGTAGAGGCGATGTTTACACACGGAAGCATTCCCTTCGATGCACCAGTGAACCCATACACGGAGTTCATACTGATTTTGTAAGCTAATTGCTTACCGTTATACATGGCTTTGAGTGCACCCTTCGACGCGGCCATATCCTTCTTCGCTTGTTTTCTGAATTGTTTCAATTCAAGTAGAATGCTCGGTAAAAGTGTCGGTACACCCTGTGCGAACTTACACACTCTCTTTGTAGGAGGCTGCCCCTCAACCTTACTCGGCACAGGAATCTCAAATGTTTCGTATTCCACACCAGGTACGTTTTCGTACTTTGGGTCCATCACGAGACTTGAATAACACAAATTGTGTGCCATCATGATTGAAGGATACAGGCCTTCAAAATCTAGCGCCGTAATTGGTTTGTAATATGCACCCTTTTGTGCTTCGAGGACAGTCGCACCTTCATACCCTTGATCCCCCAATTGACCATATTGAATCGTAGGAACCATGAATCCCATCTCCCTCGCCTTCTTTGTTAATTGACTAAACACCTTGATTTGTTGTCCCCGTTCCACGAGATAACACAGGGGTACCCACGTTGCTTTTGCCATTTCCAGAAGGTTAATCAATATACACAGTTTAGACAAAAGTCTATGCGGAAGAAGGGTATCCTTAATACAATACTCAGCAACTTCCCGCAATTTCACGGGGTCACCTTCCTTGTATCTAGCAAACATCTCCTTCGCAGGCATATCAATTTTATTGTCTCCAAGATACAGTTTAGACACGTTATCCAATTTGTATGAATCAAGTTTGTATCCTTTCTTCACCTCGTGGAACAAATCGAAGATGAAACGACCAGGCATACTCACGAGTTTCAAATCGTTATCACCCAAAGCACTTGAAGACAGTTTCTTGAGCTTGAGTTCACAATTGTGGCCTCGTAGTTTACTCAATTGAAAGAATTTTAGGTTACATCTCGTGATGATGGCCCGTTTCATGAGATATTCAAGATCAAAACCAAAGATGTTCCACCCGGTAATGATGTCTACATCTTTTTCATGTAGATATCGCTGAAATGCTTCAAGCATCTCACGCTCCGTATCGAATGATACGATGTTACACCCATCCAGATGAGAATCAGTCTTTTTATAACACAAACAGGTTTTATCATACGGTTCATCGCTTCCAAACTTACACAGGGAAATAGCAATTTGAAAACACGCATCACCTTCTATGTCCGCATCAGGAAATTTACCCGTAGAACTGTTACACTCAATATCCACCGACGCCACTACAAATGGTGCAGTCTCTGGATCATCCACAGGTTTAAGGTTTCTCCAATTTTTACACGTCAAATCAATGTCCGTGTTTGCCACATGACCGGGTTCACAATCGTCACCAGTATCTAACCATCCAGTAGATTGAATACCAGTTCTATGCATGAGTCGCAACACAGGGTCCAGGTTGGATTCATAAATTTTCATTTTTAAGGTTTCATCGGGTAAAGGCCGTCGAAGTCGTCCGCTCACCATGCGACGTGATGCCAGATTTTTACAAAACAGCTGAAGATATGGAAACTTTTCACTGTTTTGAAATCCCCAAACATCCTTACGTTGAATCGTATTTATGCTTGTGAGACACTCAGGGCACGCCCTATCTATCTTGTCATAAATGATCTTCACGCGTTGCGGTGTCACGTTGCGAGGGAGTTTCACGAAAAAGTATGGACTAAAGCTCGTCGTAACACAGACGGACTTACCCTCTTTCGTCTTACCAAAGATGCTGATCAAGTGTTCATCCTCTGTATCCCTGGACTCCCAGGTCAGTGCTTGGAAGACAACCATACTTCGTTATCGACCTAAAATTTTAATATAGTTTATTATTAAATGTCAGCAGCGCTAGTTGAACTAGTCTCAGTCGGAGCTCAGGATGCATACATCACTGGTGATCCACAAGTCAGTTTCTGGCGTCAAAATTACAAGCGCCACACGAACTTTGCTCTCAAGCCAGAGCGCATGGATTACATCGGTACTTTCACCGGTGGTAGCGAAGTTGTCGTCCCAATTCGCTCGAAGGGTGATCTTTTGAGCTACATTTGGATCGAACACCCAAACATTTCTAATGTGTCTATCAACACGGATGGTTTGTTTTCTTCGGACGACACTTCCGTCACCGAATTCAGCCTTCAAGTCGGCGGCCAAGAAATTTGCCGTATAGATTCTTTGTACGTACAAGGCATTCACAATGTTTTGTACCGCGACAACCAAGCGAAGGCCTCGTGTGCCGTCACGACCGCTGAAGTTTCTGATAACGCGAAAGGTGTCAGCGGATCTGCGGGTGATTACTACATGATCCCATTCTTCTTCAGTGAAGACTGGACCAAGTCGCTTCCATTGGTGGCATTGCAATACCACGAAGTTGAATTGCGCATCAAGTGCCGCTCAGGTCTCGGTAATCTTGGTGCTGTTCCAAAGATTTATGGTATGTATGGATACCTAGACACCGACGAGCGTGAATATTTCACCGAGCAAGAACACGAATTGTTGATCACCCAAGTTCAATACCAGCCAGCCAGCAAGACTGACACCTCTATTGACTTGACCTACTTCAACCATCCAGTCAAGGCCCTTCACTTGACGACTTCCAACGTCACCACGGGTGCTTGGACGGATGATTACAGTTTCGATACCGCGTCGCTTTACATCAATGGCCTCGCCTTGTTTGAAAATGCGTCTAACACGTTTCACCACAACGTCGTTCACGAAATGCACACCACTGCACTCGCGCCATCATCTCTCGATGCGCTTCCATTGTTCTCTTGGCCATTCTGTCTCACCATGAACAGATCGCAACCAAGTGGTACGCTCAATTTCTCTCGAATCGACAATGCGAAGTTGACTATCCAAAATCCAAAGTCCGATGCCAGAGAAGGTTTGTACAGAGTGTACGCCGTAAACTACAACGTTTTGCGGGTCAAGAACGGTATGGCTGGTATCGCGTTCTCTAACTAATGCCCAGAAGAACCAAATCCACGTTCGCCTCTTTGCGTCTGCTTTAGTTCTTCTACTTCTTCTATGAGCGGAGTTTCACATCGCTCTAAAATCATTTGAGCAATCCTATTCCCCTTTTTAATGACGAATGGTTCACTCCCGTGATTAAATAGGATCACTTTCAATTCACCAGTAAAATCTGGATCGATGACCCCAGCACCAGTTTGGATGCCGTGCTTCAATGTTAGGCCCGAACGCGGAGCAATTCTGCCGTATACACCAGGTGGTAGTGATGCGCACACACCCGTACTTATGAATGCACGCTCGAGTGGTGGTACTACGATTTCTTCCATACTATATAAATCGTAACCCACCGAACCAGGTGACGTTCGGGTCGGAATGATAGCATCCTGATATAACTTCTTGATTTGAAGACTCATGATGTACATTATAACCAAATCTTTATGTGAATATATGTTAAATGTTGCCGATCATCATAGCACTCGGTGGTCTCGCTATTGCTTATACATTCACAGGAGAGAACCTCGTGTCCTCTGAAGAAGCTAAAAAGATGATAAAGTCTGGAAAAATAAAGAAGGTCATAGACGTAAGAACTACTGTTGAATACAGAATAGGCCACTATCCGCGCGCGCTACACTTGCCCGTAGGAAAAATGAATAAAAAGACGGTTTCTGAACTTCCAAAAAGGGGTTTGCTCGTCTACTGCAACACCGGGCAGAGGGCCAGAGTTGCGGCAGAGAAATTGATTGAATTTGGATTTCAGGACGTGTATTACATAGCTGGTCACTACTCAACTCTCGTGTAAAATGTAAGTATGACACAGTATACAATTGTATACATGGTTGAAACACATGTGCTATATATGTAATTGTATAACATACTCATTGGTATCAAAATACTATTAAACATTAGATGTGCACACACGTATGGTAATGCGTATTTTTTGTTATCTGTACACACTACTACCACAGATAACACGAAATTTATAACCTGTACTATGTCACTCAGAAATGTAAACATAGTAAAAAAGTGTATTATAGCCATGAGTTTAACACACTGCCACGCATTATCATAAAAGTACCTCACGCGTGGGTGTGGGATTATAGTAACCACCGTTTCTATATCTTCTTGACCTTTAGCCAAACACAGAGATTCATCTGGATTTGTTACCAAATACCAGACATCTCGCATATTTAAGTTCCGCGTTTAAACTCTAAGTACATCATAAGATGATAGTGACATTTATAGTGATTGTATTTTTAGTTATATTTCCACTCACACTGATAGGGGTATCAAGAATGTGTCAGCCTCACCCCGAGGACCTTTCTTAACTTCTGAAGAATAGCGTTATCAGGGATAGCCTTCCCGGATTCATACGAATTAATTACACTCACGGGCACACCTATCACATTCGCTAAATCTTTTTGTGTTTTGAAACCCTTAGCTATACGTCCTTGTTGGATTGTCTTCGCCATCGATGCAGACACTTTCTCGTGTGTACCGATTTCCGTTTGATCCAGTTTCTGTTCCTTCGTCACTTCACGATGTGGTCTGACCACTTTCTGAGTCGTGGGTGCAGACTTACCATGAATGACGACAGGTTTCCAATCTTGATGGTCCATTTTTTATTAAGCGTTTCTCGTTTTTAATAATCTTTCGAGGCGTGGCATTTCTTTGTTTGGAAACATCGTGAGTATCATCGCGGATTTAGTTAAATGCACTTGCCCGTGATTCTTCGCGGAGACGACATCTTCTACTCGCACTAAATCTACGGGTACCATAGACATACCATTAGCTTTACTGTGTTTGACAGCGAGCATGGCCGCATCACGTTTGGTTTCGCGGGGAATAACGTCACCTTCGTGACATATGACCACGTGTGATCCGGGCAAGTCTGCGACATGTAACCACCACTCCTTTGGATAACTCGACTCCGTGAGTGCGTCGTTATCTTTGGCATTCTCACCCACCTTGATAGTGATGCCATCGAGTGACGTGTATGTTCGCATAATATATTTAGAAGCTATGTTTTTATATAGGATATGGCTAGGACTACTACGACTACTAGGGAACAAACGTGGAATAGGGGTGACAATTACGTCTTAAAGATGTTTACATGGCACTTATATAAGTCATTACATAATCTTGAATTCTTGGCTATGTATGCGTACATGCGTTTGATAGAAACCAAATTTGTCGTTAAGAAATTGAAAATGAGCGATCTGAAGTTTGTTCAATCTTTGAAAACTTGAGATTCTTCATCTTTTCAATCATGCGTTCAATGTGACGCTCCGCTATGATTATACAGTTTTCAGTCATGATGCGACCGTTGTACTCAATCAAAAGTGGGCCACCGGTACCGACAGTTGTTCTCAAAATATCAAGCATGTTTGTTTAATTTTTAAAATATCCTATGTACGACTTAGGCTCTTTTTCTTAAGCACCTGTGGACCCAAATCCACCTGAACCTCTCGTCGTTTCTTCAATAGATTGAACTTCTCGAACAGCAGGTGTTTCACAGCGTTCCAACACGAGTTGCGCGATTCTGTCTCCTTTTTTGATTTCGAAATCTTTGTCGCCTTGGTTGAAGAGCACGACCTTGACCTCGCCAGTGTAGTCCGGATCGATGACACCCGCACCGACTTGGATACCGTGCTTGACAGCGAGACCTGAACGGGGCGCAACCCGACCATATACATTTACTGGCAAAACAATTGAGATCCCCGTCCCGACAAGATGCCGCGAGTTATGTGATACACAGCAATCCTCGACACTGTATAAATCATATCCAACAGCATGAGTAGAACCCCGAGTCGGAATAATAGCATCTTCGACCAATTTCTTGACGCAAAGTTCGCTCATTTATGTATAGGGGAACGTAATCTTTATCCCTATTTGAAAATACCAAATTTCCTTTTTGAAACAATTCGTTCAACATGTTCGCATGGAATTTCGCGTTCTAGAAATAGCCACAGATTGTGATTTTTACATTTTTCTATTATATGCTGCTTATACTTAGAATGTGGCTTGCATAATTTATTATTTGCGTACTCTCTGTTTAATTTTTCTAAAAGTTCTTCAATTTCTTGTATACTTTTTGTACCGTCTAAGTATTTATAAATCTTAGTCACATTATCTGTAAAAAGATCTCTGTTAAAGTTTGGTGAACGACACTTTGAACTCTTGGATATAAAAGACTTGTATTTTGTCTCATATTTTTTTACCAATTTCAAAACTTCATCCTTTATATCGGAAGATTCTTCCAAGAATATTTCAGGTACATCCACAGCCTTATTTACATTTAAAAAACTTTGATAAACATCATCATTTGTGGCGTTAAATATCACGTCAACGATGCAAACTGCATCCAATGCCTGGACTCGATTCAAAACTTCCCGACGATGGTTTCCATCGTAGCAAACAAGTCCCTCATCTTTGAGTTCAGCAATATGAATAATACGAGGTATGTAACCTCCAGAATTGTAATAGTCACACATTTCTTGAATGCGCTCTTCATCGGGAAGTCTATTTCTAGACCACTTTTTACATAGCGGAGCAACATGTTTAAATTTTACATGATATCCGACATGTGACCCACAGCGATAAATTTCGGTTGCAAAAGATTTAAATACATTTTCCATTTAAAAAATTTAATTATAAAGGGAGTGTAATCTTTATCTCACATGAATATAAGATGTATGCAGTAATACTCCTTTTTATTTTGTGGTTTTTTGGGTATGCAAACAGGTGTCCTTGTGACGGTTCATCTAAATCGTGTTACAGGACAGAATTTTATGGATTTCAATATGGACATCTCTTCTTTTACACACTTCTGGGTGCACTTTATCCGGATAAGTTTTGGTTCTGGATAACACTCGGCATTGCGTGGGAAATATTCGAGTACTGGCTTTCCATGAACCCACAGATAATAAGAAAACTCGGTGGGTGCTTGACAATACACGGAGATAAGGGTCCAATTTGGATGAGACGAGTCTATGGGAAAGAACCAAAACACGAGAATTTCATAGATAGAATGTTTGGAATAAGAAACTCTACCGAACACACGTGGCACTACTCTGTAGGTGAAAACCTAACAAATGTCATTGGGTTCACGATTGGAAAATATTTAAGGACGAGACTCACTGCTTAAACAATGTGGTCCATTCACAACGCGGTCGTTCGCGCATCGTCTGAACCAAGAAATGATTACGATAAACTTAAAAAACGCATCAATCGCATGACCGTCGCGTACGGTGGTGCACTCACGTCCATGTATTTCATCACACAAGGTGCAGAGCAGGGTGTGTCTTCCACGATTGGTGTCGCTACGTCTCTGGCTTACATATCACTCCTCGAAAATCACGTGGATAACATCGAAAGTTCACCGTTTCAAAAACAGTTATTGGCTCCCATTGGAACCGCTGTATTTGAAACTGTGTGGAACAGTGCGCCGTTTGCGTTTGATTTTGATTACGGAGCGACATTCGTCGGGTTTCTCGCGTACAAGGTGGCGCTATTGAGTGTCGTGTACGATGAAGTAAGGAAAATGTTGATATCTGATGATTAAAACGTATTCTACTAGCCCGAGAGCTTCTTAATTTTACCGGTCACGATGTATTCATCGATTTTGCCCGCGATACCTTTACCGATACCAGGCACCTTTTGGGGTCCTTTGGAGATGTCACTGCCGTTCGTGACTTCGAATTGAAGTTTACGGATAGCGTCAGCGGCTTTCTTGTAAGCCTCACTCTTGTGAGTGTTTTTCTCAGAGTTCGCGAGCAATTCCAATTGCTCTGCAATGTTTTCATTCGTAGTGAATGTCTTGGATCTCTTAATTTCACCGGTTTCAAGAAATTCATTTATTTTTCGGACGGTACCCTTTCCGATACCACACATGTGGGAAAGTTCTTCGCCGTTGGTTACCTTGAAATCAAGGTGGTAGATCAGATTGGCAGCTCTTTCGTACACAGCTTTCTTGTATTCATTTTCTTCCTCTTTGGCGAGCTCATCGAAAGCTTCAGTGAGAGGTAAGTTGTAACAGACAAAGAAGTTATCATCAGATTCCGATTCAGGTTCAGATTCAGATTCAGATTCAGGTTCAGATTCCGTTTCATATTCGGAGTCGGAGTCGGATGCAACGGATTCGTCGTCACTCACTTCAGCGTAATGAAGCATGGTTTCGTATTCCAGAATAGCCTTTTCTTCTTCACATTTGCGGAGACGCTCTTTGAGTTCGGCGTTCTCCTTTTCAAGGTTGGCGATGTAGGTAGCGATAGATTGAGAGTTCATGTTTGACTGAGTCTTGTGATTTTAATGATAAGTAAATGTGACTTAGGAACTTTTTTTGTGTGTTTAATGTAAGATGTCAGCAAAACGTCCTTGTACCTCAAATGGCGAATCACTGTATTACAACCTAAATGAAATAGGAGACATCACAGAGGGTAAGAAAAACACCAGCTTTGAAGCCAAAATGCTCATAGACGTTATAAATGAAATAGAAGGTAAATGTATATCTATACACAGACAATGTAAATCGCAATATCCACTCATAACACCTGAAAATTCTAAATATTGGCTAACCTCCATAGATCAAGAAAATAGAATATCACTCGCACACACGATAGAAAAGGCAAACATACCCGTACTTTATAACACACCGAGAATGTGTGATCCGGGTGTTACTATATCCAAAAATTGGAGTCTTCGTAATTACATAGAAAGTCGAATTTACCTATTTAACAGAGTTTATAACAAAGGTCAATCTATAAATAAAAGAAAAAGAGATTTGTGTTATCCAAGCATAGTTTTCGATTTTAGACCATTCGTGTATGCCATGACATTGGAAGGAAAAACTATATATGTGTCCCAACAAATAATTCCATCGTCAAAAACTAAACTTGGTTACACACCTATCACTTCAATAACTACTAGGCAACCCCTCATCAAATCAAAATCAACGCTTGATATATTTAAAATCATGGTTTTAAACGTTGCCTCGAGTAAAGCAAATGGAGGTATAGCGGGTAACAATTACAACGTTAAAATGAACGCAGGAAACATGGAGGCGTTCATCAAATTTATAAGAGAGTATGACGGAGTTGAGTTTGTTGGTAACTCAAATTCAAATAGTTCATTTTTTCCAAAACAAAACACAACTGGTATACCAAACATACCACTCACAGATGATATAATAAGAGTGTTCTATTATGATTTACTCCATGATAAAGTAACAAAGGGTATAAAATTCAAATATTTTAAA